TCTTTAGATTCAGAAGCAGCTACTTTAGCAGCCTTATTTGCAGTTTTCCTAGCGAGCTTTAAAAAGTCACTCATAGGCATAGACTTTTTCTTTTTAGAAAGCTCAGTGTCTTTTAAAGGTATGTCTGTATCAATCGTTTGTTTAGCATCAGTTGTTCCTATGACAACAGTGTCAGAAGGTTTTTTATCTTTTTGTTTATTAGATGCAATATCTTTTGGTTTAGGTGGTTCACCCTCTTTTGGTTTGGGTGTTTCATCATCACCACCACGCCCTAACATATAACCAGTAGCTCCAAGTCCTCCACCACCTAAGACTACTGTTGTAGGTAACACTTTTTTAAATGCAACATCGGAAGCTGCCTTGGTTCCCTCTTTTACTTTACCCCCTACTTTAGCAGATACTTCCCCTACCTCTTTAGCTATATTACCAAACCCTTCGTTTGTAGCTGGGTTAAATGATCTCTTTCCTACCCCTTCAGCAACTTCTTCGGTTGCCTCTCTAAGAGGAGCAGGTGGGAAGAATCTATTCATCTGTTCTTGTGTTAGACCACCAGTACCCTCTTTAGTTGTTGCAGCTACCTCATCTGTTTGTGCGGTAGTTTTAGATGGCTCCGTTTTAGTTGTGTCTGTTTTAGTTGTGTCTGTTTTAGTAGTCTCCGCTTTAGTAGTACTCGCTTTAGTTGTATCTGTTTTAGTATCCGCTTTAGTAGTACCCCCTTTAGTAGTATCCACTTTGGTAGGTTGCTTCCCTTCATTCATAGGGGTTTGTGGTCTACCCTCTTGTGTTTTCACCTCTTGTGTTTTCACCTCTTTTGGTTTTGCTTTTGGTGTTGGTGGTAACAGATCAGGCTTTCTAGGTAAGTCTGGTAGTTGTTGACTACCTAAAGCTGGAGGGGTAGGAGGCTTAGGCTCTTTTGGTGGTTTACCAACTGGTGCTGGCCTTTTAAGCTCATTAGTAAATATACCTTTAGATTCATTTTCTTTGACTGCTTTCTTATAAGCTTCCATGTCAGCCTTACGTTTGTTGTAAGCTGCTAAATCTTTTTTATACTGAGGCAGTACTTTATTTTTGTAGTTAGGTAGTATTTTAGTTTTATAATTTTTTTGAGCTTCATCTAAAACTTTTGCGTTATACTTATTTTGCTCTACAATTTTTTTCCTAACTGCTCGTACTTCTTTCAACTCTTTTTCATACGCAGCCATCCTACCTTTATTGATTTGCTCATTGGTGGCTTTTTTAGTAGGGGGTTGTGGTTTAGGTTCACCTAAACTTTTTGCTTTATCGGCTGCTTCTCTAGCTTGTTTCTTTTTATCTTCTGCTAACTTCTTATTTAGAGCTACTTTTTTCTCCCTTAACTCTTTTATTTTTTTAGACGTTCCTGTAGCAGCTTCTTGTTTAGTAACTCCTTTTTGTTTGGCTATTTTTTCAAGTTCAGTAAGTGTTTCTTGTGGTTTTCCACCTCCCTTAACTATTTGAGGTGCTGGAGCCATTGTCTTAGGTGCTGTCTTAGGAACCTTTGAGGCTCCGCTTTTCGCTTTTGTTAGATTTCTAATTAGATTTATCATATTATCTTTTTGTTTTATTACTTGCTTCCCAGCAGCTTTTAATGGCAACCCTGAAAAAGTAAATGGAAGGGACGCAGCCTCTACCATCATCATGGTTTCTTTTCGTTTTGAGTCAGCAAATTTTTTAGCTAGTTCTTTTTTGTCTGGTTTTTCTGGTGCTTTATAGTCTATCCCTGCTCTAAGGTTTGCATTAGGAGAGCTTAAAACTTGTGTCGGTAGGTTCTTATATTTTTCTGCTTGTTTTTTGTTTAAATCGTCTACGACTCTCTTCCAATCTTTTTTAGGTATTTTTGAAAAATCTGGTACTTTCAAACCTTGCCCTATATCCAGCACTGGATAAAAAGTAGAAGAATCCTTAGTAGCCATATCCTATAAATTTACTGCTTTTTCAGTTAATCGCAACCGCTCAAATCTAACCTAAAGGTTGATTTGTTAGTACGCCTGTAAGCTGTTTTATAGACCTTCTGCGCCTTGATCCCTGAGTCTTGTTTCCTAAATCAAGAGGCTCTACAGCTACAAGACCGTGACGTTGCCTTGCGACATCGATGCAAATAAAGGCAGCATCAGCTAAGTCAGGAGATTTTCCTAACCGATTCTTATAATCTGGCTTGGATTCTAGCTTCATTCTAAGGGTAGAACCTTTGACCATATCGTACTTACGACCTACAACTTCTTGGGCTAACTCATTAGTAATCCCAAATAACTGGTTAGTTCTACAGAATTCCTTACCCACAAACCAAAGTTCAGTAACTCGATTGACATACAGTTCATTACCTACCAGTTTACTATTAGTACTGACTCGCTTGTCAGATGCTTTTCCACCGAATGAAACACGAAGAATATCATCACCAAACTCAGCAGCGAGAATATCAGCCAAAGGACTACCCGCACCTGTGGAGTCGATTCCTAAATTGGCTGGGAGTATCTTCCTCTTGTTGCACTCGTCCTTTATCTGCTGAACAATCTGATAAGATCGGGGGACGGCTTTGTTGGTGGCATCGTCAGTAAGAGCTATCGCTTCACCTAGCTGGCAAACAAACTGACCAGATTTATCATAACCAACATGGCCAGTATAAAGGATTGTTCTATCACCTCCGTTAGTAAAGGCAGGGTCACAGCCAGCAATAGGTGTGGGGGTTCCCTCCCATTCTATACTACCCATAGCACCTGACTTAACTAATTCAGCATCTGTGTAAACTCCATCGGTTTCATCAGAATCAAAGAATACAGCACGTACCATTCGGTAGTACCCCCTACTCTCTTGACCCAGCAGTGCTTTGTCTTCCTCTATCTTTTCTTCTGTAGGCAACCAAGGGAACACTGTTTCACCAGCAATTATGTTAGGGGATCTTTCCCCATCATATCTTTTGTAAAGACCACCCCATTTTGTTTTCCAAGTTTCATCTATGTTAGGATCAATAGAATCCCAGCCTTGTGCTGGTTCACTCCACTCACCAAAAGCATCCCAACGAGAAGCAGGGTTTGATAACCCAACCAAACTAAATGATGGGTTTTTCGATAAGTTAGATAGACCTGCTTGTAGTATTGCTGTTGATAGTTCTGAAAGCTCGTCTGCAATTAAGATAACATTCTTTTGTTTGATACCGATAAACTTACCAACAGCTTCTCTAGTCTTACTACGCTCCGCTGCAATCAAACTCAAACCCGCTTTCTCTATCAGAGTTCCATTCTCATTTACATAAGCGACGTTACCAATAGAATCTCTTATCTTAAATGGTGCGCCTTCTAACACTGTTAGTAAACTGATGACAGAACCCCATATTCTTTTTCTCGCTTCACGTAACGTAGTCGATGTTAGTAGAACAAGAGTATCTCTTGGAGCAGCTAACCAGTTCAGGATTCCCCATGCAGCCATAGTGTGTGACTTACCAGATGATGCAGCACCACCAATAGACACATACTTATTTTGTATAACAGCTTGTATCATACTCTCTGCCCAAGGATGCTTAACCATCAGAGGTTCAGGGAGTTCTTCATGGTTCCATAGTTCATCACATAACCTCCAGAAGTAATACTCTCTTGCCTTATTACTTTTGTGGTTAGCCAACCCATACAACAAACCTGTCACTGTGTTTGTTGCATCAATACTCATCCCACCCACATCCATTTTAGATGTCTTTTCATCTATCCGTGGTTCATATATCCGTAAGGTCTGCGTCATTTAATTTGAAAGCTATGTAAATATATAGTATATATTAAGTGCTTTGGCTTATAAATCTAAAAAATCTAAGCTGCTTAAACATGCTCTCGAAATGTACGAGCAGCAATATAAACTTGTTACTATTGCGAAGGAGTTAGGAATCAATGTCTCTACACTCCGTAGATGGTTAAGGGATGAGGGTGCAAAACCAAAGAAAGACCCACATGCAAACAACCCATCTTTAAAAGAAGATGAAGAAGTAAAAGAAAACAAAGACCCTTTACAAGCATCACTTGATGATAACCTAGAAGGTAAAACAGATGAGGCTATAAAAGAAGCTAAACTGGAAGCTCGTATAGATGAAGACAAGAAACTTATGGAGATCGCACAATCGCAGTCATCTCCAGCAGAGAAGTATCAATCTTATGTAGCTGCTTCTGCTATCAAACTTCTGCGGGACAGTATTAAAAACCTTAGAGGGCCACGTACAGTTAAAGAACTGTCTGAGCTAGATCAGTTAATACGTAGGAACTTAGGATTAAACGCACGTACAGCAGGGGGTTCAGGTAAGTTGCAGATAGATATTAGTATTTTAAATAATGCAAAGGCAGATCGTGGTGATGGAGCTGTCAAAATAAACAAAGATAAAATAATAGATGTTGAGCCAGACGATGATAAATCCTGAAACAAAAGAAGATATAGACAAGCCTGTCCTCTTATTTAGTGGTTTAGAAGATGCTTACATAGGCACAGTAGAACAGTATGGCAGACCACCTGTTGCTTGTTACTCAAAGCAAATGACAATAGATTTACTACAAAAAAATTATAACCTTACAAAGCAACAAGCTTATGAAAGGTATGAATATGAATACCTACAAACAAACTTTTGGGAGGGTACACCATGTTTCTTAGACGATCTATCGGAGTAATGTTTGAAGACAGGGAACCTGTAGAAAATCCCTGTGTCATGGTACGAAAGGAAATGGGTAAAGACTTTACCTATATTGTAGAACGTAGGGCGGGTACTTACTACAGAGTTATACCTAACTCAGCAAGAGAAGTATTTTATATACAGATGCTTGTCCCAAACATAGATGCTTTAATACCAGAAGAAGGAGACGGTATAATACTTTCTGCTAAAGCCATAGAACATTGTGATTATAGGAGTTGATAACGGACTCAACGGTGGGTTAGTCGCCATATCAAAACAAACAGGAGCTGTTATTGATAAGACAGTGATGCCTACACTTCATCGTTGTAAGAAACGAGAAACCGATACTCGTAAAGTATATGAATGGGTGATGTCACTTGAATCAGATTTTATCTTTGCTATCGAAGAACCATTGCACCATGCAAAGAGTTCACAAGCTGTTAGGTCTATGGCAATATCATTTGGTAAATTGTTAGGACTAGCTGAGAGTAGGCAATGGGATGTTCAATGTGTCAAAGTACATAAC